AATGAATCTTGAATCTAATATGAGCGGCAATAAAGCTATATTAGATACACAAACTGGACCTTTCCCATTCATACGCAATAGCTCTCAACCTAATTTTGCAGCAGCTATTTCTGATCATGGTGGGTTAAATAATGCTTTAGGAGATTCATTAAGAAATCAAAAGAATGCAGGTTTGATGAACAAGGGATATGTACCAAATTTTGCTCCTTTAAAAAAGCAATTATTATCATTTAAAAATCCATCATCAGGAGTTACTGTCACAAGCGAAGCAGATTTAACTACTGAAGCTCAAAAAAAATTATATAAAGCAATAAACGATCAAGTTAGATTATATGCTCAAGGTAGAATAAATCTAACTCAATTAAATGAAGCAACAAATAAATTAATTAAAGCTGAGAATTTAACTGCCGCTTCTGAAAAACAATTAAATGCTTTTATAGAAAAAAGAATTCCGGCTGAACAAAAAGCAGCTCAAGCAGCAGCTCAAGCAGCAGCACAAGCATCAGCACAAGCTGCTAAAGAAGCTAAAGAAGCTAAAGAAGCTACTAAACAGAAAACTTTAGATAGAGCTAAAAATAGACAGCAACAAAGAGTGATTCCTATTGATGAAAGAATTGGATACGCTATGTCAAAATTTATGAATCCTAATAAACCATTAGGAGGTAGACAAGGATTGAAATCCGCAAGAAGTTTTTCAAATAATTTTGCTGGTTTTTCTAATAATATTGGTTTTCAATTAGCTGCTCCAATTCTTGGTGGTGTTTTAGAAGAAGCAGTTACAGGTGGAAAAGATAGAAGCGAATTATCTGGACTTCAAAGATTTGGCGGTACTGCTGCAAGCGGTATATTGACTGGATTATCAACAGGAGCTGCAATAGGTAGCGCAATACCAGTAATTGGTACAGCAGCTGGTGCTGCTGCTGGCGCTTTAATTGGTTTCACTAACGCAATTATAAGAGCTGGAACTACTTTAGATGATTATCAAAAACAACAACAAAATTACGCATCTAAAACTCAAGAAATAGGATCAGCTGCTGAAAAATTTAAAGCATTAAAATTTGCTACACCCGCTTCGTCATTAGCAGAAAAAAATAGAAGAGCAGTCGAAATGGCTGATGCTTTTGATAAAATTACAGATCCTGTATTAGCAAGAAAATTATCAAGGGCAAACACAACTGATGCTTTCAATGATGCGATAAATAATTTTTATAATGAAAGACTATTAGTTGGCTTAGTACAAAGTTTAAAGGTTCAAGCAGCTTCTAGGGAACAAAACGCATCTGAAAGAGATATTATTCTTGCAGGATACGATAAAGGGAATGTAAACACAATATTCGGTAATAGTTATCAATCAATTGGAGGTATAGGTGGTATCGGAATCGCGCCTAAATCATCGCTAGGTCCTATTGCAGAGACTCTTCCTTCTTTACAAGCGTCAGCAGAAAGATTTAATTCGTTTTTTGAAATTGTAAAACAAAAAATACCCGATAAAGAAAATGCAATTAAATTCGTAACCGAATTTAGAAAAGAAATTCTTAGTCCTATTTATACTAGTGAAACAGACTTAAAAAATATAGCTAAAAAATATAATATTCCAGAAGAATTAGCAAAACAATTAGCTGAATATGGAGATGATGTTTTAACAAAAAATGACACTGAAACAAGATTTTTTGTCAATAAAATGATTAATTTGACAGAAAGATTTTATGATACTACTTTTATAGGATTAAAAACATTAGGTGAAAAAGCTGCTATTATTCAAGAAGATTTAGTTGCAGAGACTAATAAAATTGCTGATGATAGTTTAAAACAAATATACGCTACAGAAAAACAAGCTGCTATTTTAAGCGGTGCAATGCAAAGGACTCAAATATATGAAAATTATCAACCTCTGTTTCGTCAAAAAGGTGGAATAATCACAGCTCAATCAGGAACTTATATACCTGGATTTGCAAATGGTGATATCGTTCCAGCAATGCTTGAGCCCGGTGAAATTGTAATTAATAAAAAAGCAGTAAAAGCATATGGCGCTAAGAATCTATTGAATTTAAATAATTCTTTTCCTAGATTTGGAACAAAAAAACAAAGGGGTGGAATAATTGGTTTTCAATCTGGTGGACTAGCTGGTAATAAATACATTTCTAATTCTAATATAGATAATTTATTAAAACAATTAAGTGATGAATTAAATAAAATTTCATTATTAAATTATCAAGTTGCTAATGAATTTTTATCTCCTATTGAAAAAGCATTATTGAATGTTAATAATTCAATTAATCAATTAAATGCAACAACGCAAAAAAATAGCTCAGATTTAATATTATCATTTCAAAAAAATCTTGGCGGTAATATTATTCAGACTTTAGGTAAAAGCAATACCCAAGCTAGAATAGCGCAACAAAAATTTTTAAATCCTATAGAGAGTGTAAAAAATATTAACGAGTTTTTACCTGTTATTAAAGAATTAGTTAGAATAACAAGCAATCCAGCAATAGCACAGGCCGAAGGTTTTTCAAATATAGATGCGGCGCAACTTACCTCTTTAAATAATTCAATCAAGTCTTTTGTTAGTGAAATCGGGCTTTTCAATTTAAATACAGAAATAGCACAAGATAACTTAAAGAGACAAAATTATTTAATGCTTGAACGAGAAAAAATAATGCAGCAACAAGCAATAAGAGAAAGAGATTTAACGAATGCCTATCGCGCACAGAACAGAGAAATAGAGACGCGACAATCTTTATTAGAAAGAGAAGCGTTGATAAGGCAAACAAGTTATCAATTTGCTGGATTTGGATATGGTAGATCTCCTGTAGATATTCAGTCACAAAAATATTCTGAAGATTTTTCTTCGTTGAATAAAGTATTAAAGACCGAAAGAGATGAACTTGATAAAGATTTTCAGAAACAATTCAGATCACAAATCGGTAAATATCAAGATGAATTAAATAATAGTATTATTAGAACTAGATCAGCATTGCAGCAAAATCTAGAAATTATTTTACCTTTAACGTTTGAAGATATTTATAAAACTATAGACGCTAAAAAATCTCCAGAAATATCTATACCTTTAACATTTGAAGATCTTTATAAAAATTTAGACACATCTTTATTTAGTATGGAAAAGTTAGAACGTCGTGTTTCTGAATTTGGTTCACCAGAATTTTTAAAAAAACCATCTTCAGATTTTAGATTTTTTGATGTTGATAAGAAACAATATGATTTTTCAAAAAATTTCAGATTTTTTAATGTTGATACAAAACAAATTTCTCAACTTGAAGAATTAAAAGATTTACAAAAGAGAATTTCTAAAGCAGCAATTACTCCATTCCCTTCTGTTATAAACGTTGATTCTTTAGAACAATATAAAAATAGCGTTTCAGGTTTGTTGGATGTTTTCAATAAAACTAATGACCCTAATCAGGTAATGGTTAATTTATTGCAGGATCAATTGGATAGAATTGAAAAATTAAAAAATTCACAAACAGATCGCGTTGTAAAACTACAACTTGAAAATGATTTGCGTATGGAATCTGCAAAAATAGAAGCAGAATCAAATAAATATTTTGTTAATAGATTGCAATTAACTTTACAGCAGTTAGACGCTGAACAAAAATTAAATGATGAATATGAATACGGATTACAATCTTTAGATATTAAAACCGCTCGCGAAGAAAATTTTTATGGTCTTGGCGTCTTCGGTAAAGCGCAAGCTCAAGTAGATTTAAATAATCAAAAATTCTTAATTAAGCAGGATCAGCTCAGATTAAAAGGTTTAAATCAAACACGCGATGTTGCTGCATCAATAGCGGAGTATAGAGTTCGTTTGAACAATATGACTCAAACAAATCCTCAACAAACAATAGTAAAAGACGCTTTGAATTCATTAAATTTAGATCCTTTATCTATTAAATCTTCTGCTGATGCTGAAAAAGTTGCAGATTTAATAAGGGATCGAAGGCTTCAATTAGATCAAAGCTCTAACGCAGCAAAAGAATTGCTTGGATTTGAAGGTAAAATTCGTGAAATTTTACAAACTAATACAAATGAATTAGATAAACAATTAAAGCTACAAGGGTTAATAAATGATCAAGTTATTCAAGAACCTTATGATCGTACATCTATGCGTCAAGGTTTTAGATCTGGATTTGATGAATTGAGAGATCAAGCTGATACAATAGGTAGAAAATTAGGTCATGATATTCCAATCATGTTTACAGATGGCATGACAAATGCATTGATGGAAGTTGCAAAAGGAACTGCTACAATTGGTGATGCTTTTAGAGATATGGCTATTAATTTTGGTCAGCAATTAATGCAACAAGTTTTAAACGCAGCTATTGGTAAGGTTGTCAGTTCAATAGGTTTTAGTTTATTAGGAAGTCAAACTGGAGATGTCATCGGAAAACAAAATGGTGGTATTATTCGTGCTGAAAATGGCGCTTATATACCTGGAAATAGAACTGGAGATAGAAATTTAGCGATGTTAGAAGATGGAGAATATGTATTAAATAGGGAAGCGGTTGCAGCAATTGGAGTAAGCAATTTAGATAGTTTAAATTATGGCATGGCACCTCGTTTTCAAAGTGGTGGTGGTTTTGGTTTTGCCGCTCAACAATCTTTAATAGAAGATGAATTAAATTATTCAGGTAATTTAATTGGTAGCGGTATGGACACTAGACCTGTAAGTTTAGATGATTATAGTGCGTACGCTTTTGAAAACGATCCTTTCTTTAAAAATATGCGTCAAAAATCGATTGAAGCAGAAAAAGAAAGAGTTAATAAAGAGTTTCAAGCGAAACAGAAACGCGCTCAATTAATAAGCAGTATTGTTGGTGGTATCGGAGCAATGGCATTAGGCACAGGTTTAGGTAATTTAGGTAGCTTAAAATTATCACCAAAAGGTGTAGGAAAAGGCGTGGATGCGCCACCAAGTGGGCCGATTAATTTTTCATCCAATCCAAAAATAATGGCTCAAAGAGGAGGTTTGATCGGTTATCAATCTGGTGGTTTTATTCCATATGGATCTCGTATTTCTGATAATGTCCCTAGATATATGTCTGGTGGAATGAATGCTATATCAAATGCGGCAAATAATAAATATATTTCTCCAAATAACTCTAGAATGCAAGGTGGCGGCAGCAATAGCACCACAAATAATACTAACAACACAAACAATAGCAATATTAATATTGTTGCTAATGTTGGTAGTTATAATAAATCTGGCCAGTTTGTATTAGGTCAATCTGGAAATAATTACGATTCGAATGAAATGATATTCAGTCAAAATTTAGCCCGTAATATTGCAAAAGTTGCTGATAATCAAATACAAAAAGCAAATCGATATGGTGGATTTAATAAACAATCTTATGTATAATAATAAATGAAAAATGCTATAACAAATTATGAGAATACATTTTATTTAAATGGTGTTGCACTTTCGGGTATTACATCTGTTGATGGTTCTTATTCTATTGATTATAAACCAATAAATGTAATTGGTAAAGGATATACAAAGCAAATAATTGCGTCAGTGCCAACAGCGAGTTTATCTATTGATAGATATTTAATAAATAATGATCCAGCATTTTCTTTAACTGGAGATGGTAATAATTATATTGCAAAAAGCATAAGCGGCGGTCTTTTTTATAAAAATAAATATTTTTCTTTTGCTGATGCTTATTTAAGCTCTTTTGGTATTAGTTGCGCTGTTGGTGAAGTGCCGCAGATTTCTACAAGTTTTGATGTATATGGCAATATTGGGCCAGTTTCAAATCCAACAGGAAGTGGAATTGCTGGTGGCGTATTCGTTCCTCAAGTTAAACATATTTCAGTAACTTGTCGTAATTCAACTACAAATAGAGTAAAAGATTTTAATATTGATTTTAATTGTCCTAAATTACCAATTTATGGTTTATCAAGTGGAAATGCAGAAATACCAATTGAAGTGCAAAATGTTTTTCCGATAGAAGTTGTTAGTTCTTTTAGCCTTGATATTGATAATTACGAAACAAAAAAAGTATTTGATGACTTAACAACAAATGGAGACGCAACTTTTATAATTAGTGTCAGTGGCACAATTTTGAAAGACGAACCTTTAACAACTGCTGATGGTGACGAATTAACCACTTGGGATGATATTGTTTTATTTGCTTTTACTAAAAGTCAAGAAACAACAGAGATTTTTAATTTCAGCGGTTCTGGAGCTAAAATAGTATCGGAGCAAGTAAATTCATCTGCTGATGATTTATTAGGTGTAAAATTATCATATAAAACTTATTTAAACTAATTTAATGAAATTTACAGATTTACCAGTAATAACAGCAAGCACGATTACTCAAAGCCATGTATTTGCCACTTCAACAGTATCAGCGACTCAACAAATAACACTAAGTGAATTGCAAAAATGTTTTACTGGTTTAAATGCGCCGAGTTCATCTTCTATTAGTATAGTTGGCGGTACTGTGCCTAGCGGTATAACGGTTGGTTCCAATGGATACGTAGGTATTGATAATACAAATCCTCAAGTTGCTTTAGATATTGGAGATATAGGTTCTGCAACTCTTGCCGAAGTTCGATTAGCTTCAAGAGGTGCTGGAAGACAAGCTTCATTCTCGTTGAAAGATACCGCTGTTACATGGAGAAATACAAAAAAAGCAAGTGATACTGATTTTTACATACAAGCTTCAACTGATGGTAGTACTTTTACAGATATTGTTAATATTGATACAAATGGAAATTTTGGTATTTTTGATGGTACATCTGCTTTAACAGATAAATTTTTTGTTAAAGATGGTAGTATAAAATTTCAAAGCGGAACTTCTGGTATTATGTTTGATCCAGGTGTTTGTGAAATGAAATCAACTGTTGCTGGAGATATTTTATATATAAATAAATCTAATGATGATGACGTTGTTTTAGGAAATAATGTTTTATATGTCGAAAATGGAACAAATTCTTATGTAGGAATTAATACGACTTCACCAGCTTATGCTCTTGACGTTTATGGATCAGGTGTTTTTACAAGGTTCAATAATACTTTAAGCGCAACATCAAGTTTATTATTTACAAATACTGCAAGAAGCGCATACTTCAATTTAGTTAACAATAATTTATCGATTGGAGGAAATGCAGGAAATAGTGCATTGAATTTAATATATGATTGCTCAAATAGATATTTAGGTTTAGGAACTACTTCTCCAAACGCAAAACTTCACGTCAAGTCAAGCGATGAAATACTAGCCACTTTTGAGGCAGAATCAAATGCTAAGTGTGAAATACTACAAGTAAATACTGCAACTTCTGGTCCAGCAGCAACTTCATCTTTATACACATTTGCAAGTGGCAGTGTTAGTTCGCCAAGTAAAAAATGGTCGATTGGTTTATATAATGTGTCTCCATATAGTGATGCGCTTGTATTTTTAATAGATGGAAGCACAAGCACTTCGGCAGTTAAAGCTTCATTTAATAGAGATGGAGATTTAGATATTAAGGGCAGTTTGACTACCAATTCTGATTATACTCATGGTAAATTTGTTCAAGTTTATGAAACAAGGGTAACTGGTAACTGTATATATTTTAATCCATTTAGTCCAGATTCTAATACAAATCCAAGCGGTCATAATGATAATCACGCACCTTTTGGAATAACTTCTTTTGATGGAAAAGTTGAAAAAATTCAAATATTAACATCTGATACTGATTGTTCTAATTTTTCAGCACCTCGATTTGAAATTGTTAGTGTTACACCTAGTTATAATTCTTCAACACCAAATGGTTTTGTATCAGGATTTTCTATAAGTCCTCCATCTAATCCTACTAGTTTTCCAAGAAGTGGTATAATTGGATATGCAAGTTTAGGAACTTTTCAACCAAATGAATTAAAAACTTTTACAAGCAGTCAGTTTAATGGAACAACAGATTTTACTTCAGGAAAATTATTGCAATATAGAATTGCTGATAATGATGGAACTAAAATATTTAATGTGGATTTTACTGTTGTATCTACTATATCATATACTGTAGTTTAATATGGCTAAATTTTTAAATTACAGAAATATATCTTTTACTATAGAAAATGAAAGATATTATGCATCAGAGATTTCTTTGTCTGCTCAAGCTTCGACTTCTGCGGTAATATTAAATGATGGAACATTATTAAATTACGCACCAGAAGGTGCTGTTGTTGGAAGTTTAAGCGTTAATTTTTATTTGACAGGATCGTTTCCATCTTATTTAAATATAACAGGAACATCTGAATCCGCAATAACTGCTAGATTTGCAAATGTATTGATTACTGGCTTATATCCAAAATCTGTTAATTTTTCAGTTGAACCGTTTCAGCCTATATCTATCTCTACAGATTTTGATTGGTATGGAAATGTATCTGTACAAAGTTTCGATGAAAATACAGATGATCAAAAAGCCAATATTCCCGTTCCAGATTATTTTGCTAATGGTTATAAATCATATATAAATAAAAAAGATTTAGAAGGTGTTGACAATGTAGTTCAGTTTTCTTATAGCGCGTCTTGTGAAAGACCTGCTTTTTTCAATGTAGAAGATAAGATTCCTTTTAGAGTTGCTAAATTAAATAAAAATGTATCTTGCGAGCTTTCCTCTAATGAATTGGGTGATTTATTAAGCATAACAGGTAAAAATGCTGTGTGCGATATAGTTTTAAAAGATTTATACGGAACAACATTAAATACTTTCGCTGTTAGTGGTGTATTAAATAGTCAGAGTTATAAAGTTTCAGAAGGCCAATACCTTTTAGCTTCTGCTAAAATAGATCAAGTAGTCGTTGAGAAGAAAACTTTAATATAATGAGCGCAATATTATCAGGATTAAATATAAAAAATATTTATGAGTATGATGGTACACAATCATATTCTAAATATGATATTATTGATTATCAGCTTGTAACAGGAATATCTGTTTATCCTGCGTATACGGGTTTTGGAAACACTGGATTGACGACGTGGTTTAATAATGATTTTTTAAATAGTTTTGTTACTGATTCTAGATTTAATGTAACAGGATGGCTGAATTCAGTAAGTGGTAGTGGAAATTTGATCCAGATTAGCGATGATGAAAACACCAAACCTTTTGTAGATTTTAATGAATATTATTTAAATATTTATGGCGATCAATTTTTAAGCGGTTCTGGATTTGCTTCTGACTCAAGAACATTTATTACTTTAGTAGACGTTTCAGAAATAAAACTATCGACTGATTCCAGAAAGATATTTCAATTTTGTTCTAGTTATGGAGAAAATTCAGGTAAATTTATAGTAAGCGGTGTTAGTAATTCAGGCGCAGCAAAAATACTTCTTGATAGTCAACAGTATAATGCGGTTAGTCCTTTATACGATACAAAGAATATTTTTACAATTGTACAAGACAGTAATTCAAATTCTATAAAAGTCAGGCAGAACGGTTATGAAATCGGAACTTATAGTTCTTTTCCTTCCAATTGGAAAAGCGGAGTATTAATAATAGGGGATAATCCTCAAACTAGCGGGGTAAAATATTATGAACTAATACATTTCACTGGAGTTTTATCAGAAACACAAATTGATTATTATGAAAAGTATTTATATGAAAAATATTTTGATAATACTCGTTTATACTTTGCTAAAAATAATGTTCCAGCTGGAGAACAATATTCTCCAATCACATTTTCTGGTAGGCTTTATTGGACTCAAGATATAGACGAATTATTTAAATTGTCTTATGGTTCAAGTGTCAATTTCTCTTCAAATTTGTCAACGCTTGAAATGGGTGATGGTTATAGAAGTAATGTTGCTAAAAATGTAAACACATTACAAACCACATTTCAATTAAATTTTGACGGTTTGACTGATACTCAGGCTAAATGTTTAATAACATATTTTGAGAATACTCCTGAAGCGCAAAATAAAAGTTTATATGAGGGTTTTAAGGGAGTTAATATAGATTTATTTAATCCTTATAAAAATAATGCTGAACTATATTTTAAAACAATAAGTCATACAACGCCATATAATAATATAAACAATATAAAAATAAATGCTGAATCGTTGTATGATAGCTCTTTGGATTATAAAGGCATGTTGGTGCAATTAGATGAAGTTTCTATCAAAACTTATAATAGCACTATTTATGATATAAATTATAATGATGTATTTTATTATGGTTCTGATTCTTTTAATTTAAGAGGATATTATTATTATACTGGAAGCGGTTATAATCAAGGGTCAAGCGGTGTAACTGGTCCATTAATTATAGGACCAAATAATAGTCCTACTGGAGCAGATTCGTGGTTCACTAAAGATTTTTATTTTAAAGGTGATATAGATTATGGTATTGATTCGGAGATTAGATTAGTTGTTAATGATCAAAAAAATTCAACTATTGAATACGAAAAAGATGGTATTAACTATAATTTGATGCAGTTTAATGTTGTTTTTAATAAAAGATCAAATAAAGAGGCTAGAGCTTTATTAAAATTTTTAGATGAAAAAGCTGGTTTTAAAATATTTGAATATATTTTACCGCAACCTTATAATAAAACTATAAATGTTTATTGTCCTGAATGGAGTCATACTTACAATTTTTATGACAATAATGACATTAATATAAAATTAATCGAAGTAAAATCGCCAGTTAGAGCAACTAGCGTCTTTAATACAATTATTTCTTGGTCGTCATGAATGTTTATTATACAGGAAAAATATTGGATCAAACGCCTACTGGTTTAGGCGGATATACAGGTTTGGTTCTTACTAATTCTGGAAATTTTACTGTTACGTATAATGCTGTTATTGGAGATACAACATTATATAAGAATGGCAATACAACTATTGTTCCTTCAAGCGATATTAAAAATGGAGCTAATACAAATACAATATTTATTACTGAAGATATTTTAGCTAACAATGTTAATGATTCTACATTATCATTAACCGTTGATCCAAGTAGTTCTGGTATATTCTATGTTTTGCATAGACCTTTTAGTGAATTTACAGCTGGCAATGAATCAACAGGCTATGAAGTGGCTAGGCTTACAATAAATACTGTCTCTAGCGCCGGTGACACAGATGATCCAATTTTAGTAGATATTAGTGGTCAAAGAGTTTATGATAATCCATCGCCATCAAGAATAGGTAAATTTTATGCTGTTAAAAGTTATTCTGAAGCTACATCTTATCAACTAGAATTTTTTTGGAATACTTTATCTCCAACAAATTACGTAAAAAGATTCGTTATTGATTTATCTACTGATGCAGGCTTTACTACTGTTATTTATTCATATACTGGAGATATTGTTTTAGGGAATGACTCAGATAAACCAAGATTCGGTGATTATGATGGCTTTATCAATAAAACTTTTTCTGCAAAATTAATTAATTTATCTGTTGGTCAAGATTATTACGCTAGAATTCGAGGATTTAATTTTGATAATGAGCCGGGTCCTTATTCTTATCCTACAGGTTATTCGTATAATAATCCAATTTTAACTCCTACGGGTATTTCGGGTTTATTTGAAGCTCCAGGAGCCAATCTCAAATCTAATGCTTCCATATTATATTTAAGCAAAACAGATGATTATGAAGAAAATTTTAATATTTATGACTTTATAAAACAAAATAATAATAATTCTTCTGATTTTAGATTTTATTCGGGAGTCAATATAAAATTCAATTCTTCTTCTGATTCTTTAGCGAAATATATAGCTACTACTGTAAATAGCGGTGGAATGAATTTTGTAGTTCCTAATTCAGATAATTTTAAATATTCTGTTAATGGAAATAACATTTTTACTATTGAATTAGAATTTAATAATATTGCAGTTTTAGGAAGAGGTGGTGAAGGCGTTAAATGGCAAACAAATGGAACTTTTGTTAATGCTAAAAACGGAGGTCCATGTATTAATTTTGATGCATACGTTTATGATTCAAAGCCAATTGAGTTCAGGATGTATAAAGATTTAAGTAGTTTGTTTTATGGAGGGCCGGGAGGAGGTCAAGGTTGGGTAGTAACAGATACAACTACAACTGACACAAATCAATTAAAAATAGATGGCGCTGAAATTGAATCTTTTGATGGTTTTGATTTAAGACAATTTATACCTTAATTATTATGGGCTTAACAATGTATCAAGGCAGAAATCCAGCACGACCAGTGTCTGTTGTTGTGGTAAGTGGTAATCCTGTTCCTACCGCTCCTGTTGCAGGAGTGGGGCCTCCGAAATCTAATCAATCGGGCGCTGTAAGTCCTACGCCTACAACCACTGCTTCTAGTAGTGATGGTCAGGGTTCAGGCAATACAAATGCTCAATCTCAAGGCGAAGCTGGTCAAGCGGGTGGTGTTTCTGCAACCAATAATTTACCTAATATATATTTTAATTTTAAAAATTTTTCATATAATAATTTAAATTTAAAATTTAAATTTTCAACAGATTCTTTAAATTCAGGAAGCACTGCTACTAATACATGGCAATGTGACCCATCTATAAAAGCGGGTAATGCTAATCTTGTTGGTCCAGCGGGATGTTTAACGCCAGCATATGCTTATGGAAAATATTTTTATGAACTTGCTTATAATACAAGCATAACTAATTCAACGTTCTTATTAACTCCATCTTTTTCACCTAGTTATGCTGTTTTAGTTTTTGCTATTGCAAATACAAATACTTCGGGTTCTATGTATCAAGATTTTGCAAATTTAACTAAAACTTCAAGTATACATAAATTTATTGCGGCAGATAGCACTAATGCTAGTAATGATATTTTTAATTTTAATTCATTTAAAAAAACAGTTTCTCAAGATGGTGCAACGAGTCAACAGGACATTGTAAAAGCTATATTTACAGGGGGAACGCTTAATTCGTCACAATTTATAAGTTCTTTACCTGCAAGTACTTATCTTGATAGAGCTGGAAATAAAATTAACATTATAAGCATTAATCCTGATCAAACTTTTTCACAGACTGTTGGTTCTGCTAGAAATCAACCAGTTACCGCACAATTAAATTTATATGATTTATTTCCTTTTAATGGTTATAATTTGCCAACGAATTTAAATAACCCAACTGCTCCAGTAGATTTTCAGATAACTCAAGGCGGATCAACTGTAAATTATAAAAACTTTTGTTTGTTTTTTGTAGAAATGAGATGTTATATGTCTCAAACGTATTTAAACGTGAATTCAAATCAAGCGTTTTTTGAAACATACGTAAATGGAATCCTTACTTCTAGCTCGTATCTTGTCGTTGATAAAACATTAGACAGTTCCACATTGAAAAATTATATTATAAGCCTTTCTAATAAAACTTTACCTGGAATTACTAATCCTAATAATAAGTTATTTTTATTTGATTATTTATATGCTTCTACTTATAATAGAAATGAAATGGAAATTCAATCTAGAAATACTGTTACTAGTTTAGTTTCTAAATATAAAAATTTATTAATAAAAAGCACATCTGATTTGCAGATTGCGGATTCTTCTAAGAGTTTGGCTTTTCCGGTTAAATTTTCTCATCCTTTTTTGAATTTATTTTTATCATCGAAAACTGTATAATATGTCTGATTTATTTTTATTAAAAAATTCTGAAGTTCTCGATCTTTTTGAAATAAAAATTAATGATTACGAAGGGTATTTTAGGTTTCATGGCTCGAAAAATTTCAATAAAGATATAGTTTTTCAAGGCTACTCTTATATATATATTCCTTCAGAAATATCTAATTTAGAATATACTTCTCAATCGCAACAGAATAGACCCACTCTAACTATTGCAAATATAAATAATTTTATAACTAATTTTATAAAAGATAGAAATGATTTGTTGGGTAAAAGATTTTTTAGAAAGAAAATATTAGCGAGAGATTTAGATGCTATTAATTTTGGTGGTGAAAACAAAAACCCTTTGGGTCAAAGTTCTTTTACTTCATATATAGCTTCAGACACATTTGTAATAAATAAAAAAAATTATGAGTCAAAAGAAAAAGTTGAGTTCACGCTTGCTAATATTTTAGATATTGAAAATATTACAATTCCAGCAAGAAAAGTATATAATGATTTTTGCTCATGGCAGTATAGAGGTTGTGGTTGTAATTATGGAAAAATTAATGGATATAAAGGACCGATTGTACAAAGCAATAAAACTAATTATTTAAATTTACAACAAATAAACGAAGAAGATACAAATAATAATTTAACCAGTTATTTAAGAGTTTGGCTACGTCCAGAAGGAATACAAACTTCAGGGGATATAACTATGAAACGTTTGGGTCCAGGTCCCGAAGAGTTTCTAAAATTCCAAAGGGTTACTGCTTGGACAAATGAAGGAACTTCTTCATCTCCAACAGTTGTTCAGCCTGATTTTTTATCAACATCTCCTAAAAAAATTATTGGCACAGCAAATCAAGAAAATTATTATTCTAATGCTGGCAGAATGAATAATCAATCGGGTGTATATTTTTCTCATAATCTAAGCACTAATATATTTGATAAACTGAAAATTAATGAAAACTTTTCTTCATCAGAAACCACTATATTTTATGTTGCTGAAATGACAAATTTATTATATAGAAAAGGTACAGAAGGTGGATTTTTTGGTTGGGGTCAGGGAGGTGTAACTAGAAGAGGTTTAACTTCAGATGTAACTAATACTTGGATAGGTTGGGAGGTAAGAAACTCAGGCGCTAGTGAAAAAAGACAAGACGTTTGTTTGATAAATAATTTTCTAATGTTTGGTAATAATGCTGATGCGCATCAACATTTAAATGTTCCAAGAATATATACTTTAACATGTTCAACATCCACTTCATTGCCTACAATTTGGATGAAAAATGGTAATCTAATAGCTAAAACTTTTGCATACACAGGAGGCGGACCTGGTAATTTAGTTTTAAATATAAATTCAGCTGGAGCAAGTGAAATTATAATTTATGAAATAATAGTATATAATAAAGTTTTAGATGAACAAAGCATCGCCAAAGTAAATAGTTATTTATCGGCAAAATACAATATAATGATTCCAAAACAAATAAGAAGAATAGAAAATAAATTTAGCTCTTCTTATTTTTCGAGTTCTGATGGTAATTTAGGAGTTCCTGTTGCAGATGAGAATAATAAAATATTTTTAAAAGACACAAGCCAAGAAGCAGAAAGTTATACGAATTATGAATCTTATAATCTTTTAAGCATGGAATATAAATCTGGATATAATCCTAATTATAATTATAAGCAGGGTGATTTTGTCAAAATTGATGCGAATATTGATTATGATTTTAATGAAAAATCAGTACTCCAAAATAATGAATTTCCTTCTAGATTTTTTGTTTGTATTGATCCTAATGGCTCTTTTAATCAACATCCATTGAATTATACAGATGTTTGGAAAGAAGATAAATGTTCAAGAAATTTAAATGGATGTTTAATAAGATTTAATGATCCGAGCGTAAATATTCCATTTGGTGGATTTCCGGGTACAGTAGGCTATGATTACAAATTACCAGGTGGAAGCTGATCTTTTGCAATTTCTAAAGAAAAAATGTATTGAATCAGAGAAAGAAATATGCGGTTTTATTAAGAAAAAAAATAATACTTATTCTTGGTTTATTGAATCTAAAAATTTACATCCAGATCCAGCTAACTTTTTTTTAATATCGCCAAGAGAATATATTGATAATGAAGAATCTATATTGTTTCATAGCCATCCTAGTCATTGTAAAACAAAAGGTTTTAGCGAATGGGATTTAGAAAATCAAAAATATTTTGCACTGACAATGTTGTTATATAGTGTAAATGATGATAAGTTTTATTATAGTTATTATGGTTAATGTAACATTACATGGAATTTTAGGAAAAAAACTAGGAAAATTTTGGGAGCTGGAAGTGGAGTCTATTATGGAGGTTTTTGAGGCTGTTGAGGCAAATTGCTATCAAGTAAATAAATATTTTAATGATTTTAATAAATTTTTTACTCATTTCATAGTTTATATTGATGGAAAAATTATGCCAGCTCATTTAATAAAAAGTAAAATTTTAAAACCAGATAGTAAAGTTGAAATAGTTCCTGTTGTTCAAGGAGGCTGGTTTATTCTTGTTGGTGTTATATTAATTGTTTTATCTATTGTGCTGGCTGTTTTATTAAGTCCTAAAGCTCCTAAAGATGTAAAAACTAATTCAACAATTTTAGGTGGAGTAAGAAATGTGTTAAATAGAAATATTCCTATTCCCATCGGTTATGGAAGAATGAGGTTGGGTAGTGCTGTTATATCGAATGATATAATAATAACTTCTGTGGATCCTAACAAGAATAATTTTGAAAATGCTTATGGTTCATTAACGTTATAATTCAAATGTCTCAAATAGCATATATTTTAAATACAGATCAGACTTTTATTAATAATGCGGGTAAAGCATTAGAATCTGATGAGCGGTTGAGTTGTGCGGATTTGATCTGTGAAGGTCCGATTGAAGGTTTAGTTGATAGAGATGGCGAATTGTTGAAATTTATTACAGATGAAACGAATACTCAAGTTGATAGTCTGATTTTAGGAAAAGGAGTTTATTATAATAATGTACCACTTATTGATTCTAAATTAAATAAATTAAATTTTGTTACTGCTGGATTTAATATTTCATATGGTGAAGAGTTTAATCTTTATAAAAATCAATATGCGTCTACAGTTCATAAATATAATCAGAAACTATATTTGAATGAATCAAATATATTTGATAATGCATTTAATTTAGCTGGCGCTGGTATTTTCGCTTTTTACCAGTCTGATAAGAATGAGTTTTTTGATGATTCTGATAGTATTGTTGATAATCCTTTGAAAGGATGGATAAGAAGTAATTCAAGTTATAATATAAACGGTGTTTTTATTGGTTCAAATTTAGCTCAAACATTAGATGAGGCAAAAAGAAATTGCCAAGAATTTAATCATAAAATAGTTAATAAATATGCTGATCAAATTTCAATTCAGTTAAGAGCTAATCAGCTTTTTCAAACAGACAATACTGGAAATACTGTTTCTACTTCTGGCGTGATTGCAATCGAATTTAGTCAAGATAATTCTTCTTTTCGTTATTTTGTTTTAGTTAAGATGATAGGGATATCTAAATCAGGTTTTACAGTTGATATTCCTATTGCTTTACGAATGAATTCAGTTGTTTATAATAATTATTATGTAAAAGTATATTGTTTATCTTCTAAGATTTCTCCAACTAATGGAACAACTTTTAAAGATTTTAGCGTATCAGCTATTGTAGAAAGAATTAAAGATAAAGGAAATTTTTCTTATCCTTTTACGGCACTTGTAAAATCAGCGGTTAGTTCTAGACATTTTAATGAAGATCCTGAAAGAACATTTGATTTAAAACTTCTTAAAATAAAAGTTCCAAATAATTACGATCCAGAAATAAGAGAATATTCTGGTAATTGGAATGGTAAATTTGAAAGTTTCCTTAGATGGACTGACAATCCGGCTTGGATTTTTTATGATATTTGTACTAATTCTAGGTATGGCGTTGGAAATGGTCTGATATTGGAAAGAGATTTGAATAAATGGGATCTATACAAAATAGGAAAGTATTGCGATGAATTAATTAAAATTGCGACACCAAATAAATACGATCCTGATACTTTTTATATTGATAGTCAAAATAAAAATATAATTTATGTGCCCAAAGGAGATAGAACTCTTGATTCCTTTAAAAATCAATATCCTCCAATTTTTGATTTAGATAAAAAGTTTGCTTATACAAATGGTGGTTATCAAAATTCTGTAATTTATCTATATGATTTAGAAAACGATGCGGAAAAATTTGAAAACGCTCATAAAAAATTAATTTGGTCAATTGAAGAGGATGTTGGAAATTTTAAAATTAAATTAATAAACGATTTTGGAATTAGAAAATTTTTTGAAAATGATAATACAAATTTAATGCAGTTGTTTTGTGATCAATATATACCGACAGTCGATACAAAAAAATCTTTGAAAGATAGAATCAATGAGGGATTAAAAAATACTCAAGCCGGTGCTAAATCTTTTGTTTTGGAGTGTATGTCTAATTCTATTTCCAATTATAGTTCGTATATAGAAACTCAGATATTTTCAGATGATTATTATTATAATAAATCTGATGAAAATCCAATTTTGTTAAGAGGAAAATGTATGCCTAGGGTTTTTGGTTATAGAGATCCATTTGAGAATAGATTTTCTTGTAATGTTGTAATAGATAATGATACAGAAGCTTTAAAAATATTAAATGATTTAGCGTCAATTTTTAGAGGAATTACTTATTATAAAAATAACGTTGTGACTTCAACGATAGATGTTGCGAAGCCGATATCTTATATATTTAATAATTCAAACATAAAAAATGGAGCTTTTTCATATTCTTCCGCTTCTTTAGATGGCAATCATACTGTTGCAAAAGTTTTATACAAAGATAGGTACGAAAATTTTACTGAGCAGGTAGAAATAGTTGAAGATTATGATTTAATTAAAAATTATGGTATAGTTATTAAGGAAATTTTAGGTTTCGGAATCACTTCTAAAGATCAAGCAAGAAGAATTGGTCAATGGTTATTGCTTACAAATAGATTTGAAAATCAAACTGTAACGTTTTCTACAGATTTGCAGGGCATTTCTCTAAGACCTAGCGATGTAATTCAAATTGAGGATCAGTATAAAAATAATAATATTTTACAAGGAAGAGTTGTTGACGTTGATTACGATAACAAATTTATAACTATAGATCGTCAATTAAGTTTAAATTTAACTGGCCAAAAAATTAAATTTATATATGATAAAAAAACTAAATCGATTGCTGATCTTAATAATTTAGAAACTGTTACTGATTCTGATTTAGATTCTTTAAATATTAATAATGTTATTGAATTAAAAATAGCTAGAATAGAAAATAATACAAACAGAATATATTTTGATTCTTCTTATAACTATAGTTTTTTTAATTCTATTTTAAGAACAACTCCATTTGTTATAGAAGATAATGATAGTAATCAGATTAGTAATTTATATAAAATAGTAACCATTTCTGAAATCGATAATAATGAATATCAGATTTTTTGTATTCGGTATGAACAAGAAAAGTACGAAGCTTTAACAAAAAATTCTTTTCAAAGCGCGGTAAATTTTTCAGATAATTCTATATCTTATGCAATATCAGATATATTGTCCGAAATAAAAGTCGATGGTATAAACTTCTATTCAATCTCTAACTATTCTTTAAATCAATTAAGCGGTCTAAATATTGATTTTTATTTCAATGAGCCAAGAACATCTTTGATAAAATCATCTCAATTGTCAAAAGATTATTCAGTTTTAAATTTAGATTGTATTAATCTTTTTAATCAAATATCTATCAAAAGCACATCTAGTTCTTATTATAAAAACATTTTAACAACATTAAACGATGGTGGTGGCATACTTTTTAAGATTGGATTAAGAAATCAAAATATAAAATTTTATGTCAAAAGCTCATCCGTAGCCAATAAATCAGTTTTTTTGGGTAAATATGGTAATTCATCAGTATCTTTTTATGCAAGTGCTGAAGTAAAACTTTATTTATTTGATAAAAATAATAAAATAATTGATGTGTAATTTATAAATATGCCTATAATTACAGGGTCAAATACAAATAGCTATGGAATTTATGAGGTTTTAAGCTTACGAGTTCCTAATCTAAATGCTTTTTCTAGTTTGGATTATAGTATTAATCCAACACTTTTCGGTCTTTCTCCATCTGCTAAATTAGTTTCTGGTACAATAAATCAATCATCATTTGATATTGCTTTATCGATAAAAAATCCAGAAGATGATAAAGTTTTAGCAAATGCAACTATATCGGCTGAGACGTTTTCTGGTTTGAATGTTGATGTATATTCTAAAAATAGATCTTTCCTCGGTTCTTATTTTTTAGGTTCTAAACAGACGGATTTTACAATTGATTCTAGTATTTTAGCTTCTTATTTGCAAAATATAACAGGAGCTTTAAATTTAAATCAGGTTAGAGAAGTTTTTCTTGATTTTAAAACATATGATCGCGCTGGTAATCAAGATGTTTATCATTTTCTTTTAAATTATCCAAAAGTTGAAATTACAGGTTTGCAAATAAGAAATACTAATCCTATAAATATTGCTCCTTTGGTTAATAATTTTGGTTATTTGAAATCTGTTGACGTATATTCTGTATATAATAAAAATATACTACCTAATACTACAGGTTTTTTTGATCTTGTTAGTGGATATTATAAAACATCTTTTGATTATGAAAATGATAGATACATACAAAATTTGTTGTTAGATGCGCCGTCTTTTATTGATGAGAATCTAGAAATAGTATTGCCAACTAATTTTGTTTTTATACCTAGAGATTATTTTAGTACTGGATCTTGGTTTTTAAGTTCTGGCATAAAAACCTCGTATTATGATACATCGCTAGTACCTTTAAAAATATCAAATGTTACTGGTTACATTTCTTGTTCTCAGAATGAATACGACAAAAATTTAGATACGCAGGCTATTGTAAAATGGAACGCCATAAAAACAGATAATGCTTTATCTTTTGAAACCTATGTTTATGAGGATGGAGTTGATAATGCTAATTATGTATATGCTTCAAATAATCCTCAAGTTCAATCAATAAAACAAATTTTTTATGGTACTGGAAGTGGAATAATAAAGAATGCAACTGGTTCATCATATTATTCTGGTTTAGATCCAATTTTTAAGAAATACAGCACTTCGGGAATACAATGGGTTGATCATACTTTATTTCTAGATAATTATGCTTCATATCCTTTAGGAATTTATAATACGGGTAATGATTTTGATTATATTACAGAGGTAAGAATACCTTCTGGTTATATAAATTCACCAGAATTATATTTTATTAATGTTTTTGATACAGGTTCTAATTCTTTAATTATTTTGCCTAGTGGTGGAAAATATACAGGAAGCGTGTATACTGGAGGTTATTCTGGTGCAAGATTTATATCTGGAGGTAGGTATTTAGAGTACACATATGATGGAACAGCTATGTCTCCGGGGGATCCTGGAGCAAATAAATTACAGGGTGATGCGCCATTAGGTTCTAATAGTCTTGGTAAATTATATTTAGATTCTAGTAATCATTTAGGTAATGATGTCGAATTTTTCTTGTCTAGAATAACTGGCAAAATCAAATTAGAGAAAAAAAATAATTCTCAGTCATACGTTATTTATGATTATTCGAATTATAATTCAAATGCTGGATATTTTGATATAACAGTTGATTTATTTAAGTCGTCAAGCGCTGGATTAATATCTGGAGGTGATCGTGTTTTATTAAGTAGGTATAGCGATACACCTTCAACTATTGATTATGAGCAAGGTGTTTTATTCGCAAAAAGAATAACTGGAAATGCTGATTTTATTTTATCTGAATTTGAGCCAAAAATTAAATTTCCAGTAAAGCCGAATAAAAATTATGAAGTAAAAGTTCGCGCATCTTATCAAGATGGAAGTTTTTCAGATTTTTCAGAAACATTAAGATTTACTTCTGGTCAAATTGTTGATGCTGTTACGGGTATAACTAGTGGTAAATTTGTAATTGATGGTTCAGGTGTTAGTGGTTATTTAGCTGTATTTAGTGATAAAGACACAATAACAACAGGAACAATACGGTATAGCGGTAATAATCAATTAGTATTTAATCAAGTACCGAATACAACCACTACTGCTTCTCAATTTTTAGTTTTAGAAAATAATATACTTAAAATTCAATCAGGGGATTTAAGTACAGATGCCGAAAGATTAATAAGAAATTTTACACAGGTTGGTCATTCTTTTGCAACAGGAAACCTTTTGGGTTTTAATGATGTTAGTGGTTGGTTCAAAGCTAACGCTGAGTCAATAAGCACAGCTGAAGTTGTTGGTATTGTTCAAAATGTATATGTTGACAATTTTGATTTAGTATATAATGGTAGAGTTACTGGTTTAAGTAGTTTAAATGAAGGTAGCGTTTATTTTCTTTCTCCATATACTTCTGGAGCTTATACTGAAACAGAACCTACTTTTATTGGACAAGTAACAAAACCTGTTTTATTTGCTTTATCTCCAACAGAGGCAAATTTTATAATATATAGAGGTTTTGAAATAAATGAAGGACAAGCCAGCAGTGGATCTAGCGGTACTTCTGGATCAAGTGGTTCTTCAGGAACAAGCGGTAGCAGTGGATCTAGCGGTACTTCAGGATCAAGCGGTTCTTCAGGAACAAGCGGTAGCAGTGGATCTAGCGGTACTTCTGGATCAAGTGGTTCTTCAGGCACAAGCGGTAGCAGTGGATCTAGCGGTACTTCTGGATCAAGCGGTTCT